AGGTAGTTCTGCAAAGAAATGGTCTGATTTACATGTCGTTGATATTACTGCAACAGGCAATCAAACTATTGCTGGAACTTTAGGTGTTGAAAATTTAACAACACTTCATTCTTTATCTGTAACAAACGATGCTGATATTACTGGTAATGCTAACGTTACTGGAAACTACGTATCTTCTGCAGGCAATTTAACACTAACTTCTGGTAATGCAACAATCGGTGGCACATTAGGTGTTACTGGTTTATCTACACTCGCTAGTTTATCTGTAACAAATAACGCTACAGTTGGTGGTAGTTTAACTATTACTGGCGACTTACAAGTTGATGGTACAACTACAACAATTAACTCTACTACTTTAGACGTTGATGATATTAACATCACAGTTGCTAAGGGTGCTGCGAATGCTGCTGCTGCAAATGGCGCAGGTTTAACAGTAGATGGTGCTAACGCAACATTCACTTATACTTCTGCAGACGATCGTTGGAATATTAATAAAGGTATGAACATCACAGGTGCTTTGGTGCCTACAACTGATGTAACATACGACTTAGGTACTGCTTCACTACGTTGGAAAGATCTATACCTATCAGGAAGTACTATTGATCTAGGTGGAACAAAATTTAGTCTTGATGCGAACTCTAACATCCAAATTACAGATGGTGCTGGTGCACTTAAAAAATTAAACGTAGAAGAATTAGAATTTGGTTCAGGTGCGAACAAAAGACGTTTACGTATTCGTTCAGGCAAACTTCGTTTCGACGATGGTGGCGACGATAACGAATCTGCGATTAAAGCAGACTTAGTACAAAACAACGCTGACGACTTAGCTGAAGGATCTACAAATCTTTACTACACAGATGCAAGAGTTCAATCAAAACTTGCTGATGTAAGTGGAAACATTGTTCCTAATGCAAACGCTACTTATGACTTAGGTAGTGCAGACAATCAGTTTAGAGATTTATATCTTTCTGGTCAATCAATGTATATGGGTACTACTAAAATTATGATGCACGCTGATGGTTATTTACAATTTAACGCAGATCATTCAAATAGCTATCCTTCAAGTTCTAACGTATCGGTAGCTACTGCTGCAAATGGAGTTGCTGCGACTAATGGATTCGCAGTAGCGATGGCAATTGGTCTTGGAGGAATGTAATGGCGATTGTTACAACTCGCCAAGGACTCAAAGACTACGCACTTAGAGCACTTGGTGCACCAGTTATAGAAATTAACGTTGCTGAAGAGCAACTAGAAGACAGAATTGACGAGGCTCTTGACTATTTCAATATCAATCATTGGGATGGTAGCGAGAGAGCATTCCTGCAACATAAAGTTCAGGGATCAACTATCACTTTATCCTCTGGGTCAGGCACATCGTTTATAGATGGCGAAACGATTACAGGACAAACATCTGGTGTATTTGCGGAAGTTCAAAAAGAAAGAACATCAACTACACTTCAGTATGACTATTCCAGAAAAACAACTAATAACTTAAAAGAGATCGCACCTTTCCAAGCTGGCGAAACTATTGTTGGTGCATCTTCTGGAGCCACTGGTGTTATTGGTAGCTTTGTAAGAGGCGATTTAGAAAATCGTTGGATTCCAATACCAGATAGCACATACGGAGTAACTAAAGTATTTTCATTATACTCTGGTTCTTCGACAATGAAGAATATTTTTGATTTACAGTATCAATTAAGATTAAATGATCTTTATGATTTAACTGCTACTTCAGTTGTGTATTATACAACAGTAATGAATCATTTACAAATGCTTGACACTATACTTAATGGTGCAGTATTATACAGATTCAATCGTTTATCAAATCGTTTATATATTGATATGGATTGGGGATTCGAAGCAAAAGTTGGTGACTATATTTTAGTCGATACTTACAAAGCAATGGATCCTACTGAGTTTAATCGTGTGTATAATGAGCCATGGCTAAAGAAATACACAACAGCACTTTTCAAAATACAGTGGGGAGCAAACCTTAAAAAGTTTAGTGGCTTGTCTCTTCCAGGTGGAGTATCGATCGATGGCGATGGTATTTACAACGAGGGTATGAATGAAAAAGGTGCTTTAGAGGATGAATTAACAGGTAAGGCTGCACCATTAGAATTTTTTGTGGGGTAATCGATGTCAGGAAGAAATACTTACATCGGACAAGGAAACTCCTCTGAACAAAACCTATTGGAAGACTTGATTATTGAGAGTCTTTCAATTTATGGTCAAACTCTTTATTACTTGCCAAGACAATATGTCAATAAAGATATTATTCTTGGTGAGGATACGTTAAGCAAATTTAATAATGCTTACCCTATCGAAATGTATTTTGAGAACGTTTCTCAGTTTGATGGACAGGGTCCATTTTTACAAAAGTTCGGATTGTTCCAGGAACAATCTGCGAATCTAACTGTCAGTCGTCGTAGATGGCAACAGTTAGTTGGACAATATGGAAATACGTTTGTTCCTAATCGTCCAAACGAGGGAGATTTACTTTACTTTCCTTTGACAAAAGGTTTGTTTGAAATTAAGTTTGTTCAACATCAAGATCCTTTTTATCAATTAGGAAAGTTATACGTTTACAAATTATCAGTTGAATTGTTCCAGTATGCTTCTGAAAGAATCGACACTGGTATTCCTGATATTGATGCGTTTGAAAGTTTGAAAACATTTACTACAGATCCAACAAGAACCGATGCTATGTTTGTTAATGCAATTACGGTAACCAATGTTGGACTAGGATATACTTCGGTGCCGACTTTAACATTTACTGGTGGCGACTTTAAAACTGCTGCTACTGGTACATTAGGAATTGATGCGACAACAGGTAAGATCAATGCTGTTAATTTAACAGCCACTGGATCTGCCTATAAGTCTGCTCCAACATTAACGATTTCTGCACCGACAGGTGAACAAGCTACTGCGAGTGCTGAAATTTCAGGTGGTGAGATTGACAATATAACAGTGGGTGTTGCTGGTAAGTTCTATACAACTGGAACTACTGTAACAATTACTGGAGATGGTACAGGTGCTACTGCAACTGCGACCATTTCTTCAACTGGAACGATTGAAGCGATTGTAATTACTAATCGTGGTAGTGGTTATACTACTGCGACAGTTACTATATCTGCTCCTAACAATCTGATTCAGGCTACAGCGACAGCGACTATCGGTCTAAATATAGACCAACAAGGTGGCTTTGCTGATAATACTGCTCTTAAAGTTGAGCGTACTCACGATGGTAAACGTGTGGCTTGGTCTGAAGATAATCCGTTTGGAGAGTTTTAATGTTAAGTCATTCACCATTTTATCACGAAACTATACGAAACGTTATTGTTGGTTTCGGTAGATGTTTTCGGAACATCAAGATACAAAGAATTAAAGATTCTACTGGACAAGTAGAGCAAGAAATTGCAGTGCCTATTGCATATGCTCCAAAAGAAAAGTGGATTCAACGTGTAGAGCAAGATCCTGATTTAGATGACGGAATTACCTATACAACTTTACCTCGTCTTTCTTTTGAAATGACAGGAATGAGTTATGATCCATTACGTCGTTTGAATAGATTAGCATCTATTCAAAAAAGTACGTCAACTGGCAGAGATAAAGTTTGGGCACCAGTGCCATATAACATTGACATTGCGTTATATGCATTGACTAAAACGACTGAAGATGGTTTACAAATTATAGAACAAATTGTACCTTACTTCACTCCAGAATTTACAATGTCAGTTCAAGGAATGCGTTCTCCTTTGGACATCATTACCGATGTTCCTGTTATTCTTAACAGTGTATCATTCGTAGATGATTATGACGGAACGTTTGAGATTAGAAGATTTGTCACTTGGACATTAAATTTTACTCTAAAGGTTAATCTATTTGCAGGTGCTGACGATTCAGGTAGCGTTATTACTAAGACTCTTGTAGACTTAGGTAATCCAGACGAAAGGCATGAATCCGAAGGAGACCTAAATAACTTTAGTATAACAGATAAAGGATGGACTGCAACCTTTAAAGCAGATTCATAGGAGAAATAAATGGGAAAACAGGTACTTAATATTGGACTTACTCCAAACGACGGAACAGGTGATACTCTCCGAGTTGGTGGCGATAAGTTACAAGATAACTTTGACGAACTTTACCTTGCCTTAGGTGCAGGTACAGCCACTGGTGGCACTTTAAAGATTGCTATTCCTGACACTGGAAATTCGACTGGACAAGTCTTAAAATATGATGGAACAAACTATGTTCCTTCATCAGACGTCAACACAAACACAACTTACGAAGTAAGTGCAGAAACTGGTGTGGGTGGAGTAAACATTCGTCTTACTGGTAGCGATGCTACAACTGACGATATTTTATTAATTCCATCAACTGGTATTAACATCACTCGTACTTCCAATAGCGAAATTACGTTCACCAACACAGTATCAAATACAACTTATACTGTTTCGGTTGAATCAATCGTGGCTGGTACAAGAACATTACGTTTGACTGGTTCAAACGCTACTGTTGATGATATTACCTTTACACAAGGTACAGGTATTACTCTTTCTTCTGCCAACACCTCAGAGATGACAATTACTGCAGCAATGCATAAAGTAAATGATCAAGTTGGTGAAGTGTGGACTTATCCTTACTATCAATTTGGTGGTGCTGGTCCAAGCGACTATACAGTTTATGGCGATGGGTTCCCAACTGCTGGTGTTGCCGATCCAGACATCTATGTATATCGTGGACACACTTACAGATTTAAAAATTTAATTCCATCTGTAGTAGT